AGCATGTTGGACATCACCTTGTTCCAAAAATAAACAAACATCAACTTCCTCCCAGGTTCAACTGCCTTTTTCATCATGCCTGTTAAATCTCCGAAATCAGCCAGGAGAGCCATTCCTATATACCGAATATTTGTGAGTGAAGTGCTGATTGCTTTATCATTGGAGAATCTAACCATGTTTGATGTAAAAAAGAATGCTTCTTTATCCTCGTCGGTCATAGAATCATATGATCTGCCTGAGTCCATCAGCGTGCCCAATGTGGTGTCCAAAGTCGCTTTGTGTATTTTGATGTAATGTGCTATCTGTTGTTCTGTTATTCTGACTGGTTCTAAAATGAGGAGATCATTTTCTATGTATGATTTGCATGAAGATAAGAATGGGAAATCGTCTCGTAGGTTAAGTTTTTTGACTATCTGGACAACTCTTGTTGAACCAACAGAAGACAACATGGGGCCTCCCCACATGATGACAAGTGTGTCGTTAGTTCCCAAAGAACTCAACACAACTTCCTTGTGTCTGCTGATATCCTCAGACATGAACGCAAATTCCATAAAAAGAGTGTTATAAAACTCAGACATTGAAAATAGATTCAATTGATCCACGTCTTCTAACCACGTGTTGATCGCAGAGTCTGCTTCCTGGCGTATGGACTTTTCTAAAACCCATTTGGAGGACCTGTAATCGGACTTTCTTAATTTAGAAGTATCCCATGAATGGCCCTCACGACAGATCCACCCCTTGAGGTCCTCAACTATTGATGTATCACAATCGAGTGAATACCATGCCTCCGACTCAAACTGTTTGATCTTGTCCTTTCCAAAAATTTTAAGTTTCCCTTCGCCAGTTTCCATTGCAAATGATTCGTATCTATCTTTTGTCCAGAATTTGCTTGGGAGGGAGACTTTTCTTCGACCGACTATGCAGGCACGTTCTTCTTTCTTGGCATTATCTTTGCGGATTGAGAACTCTGAAAATTTCATTTTAGTTGACTCGTCCATCTTTTCCAACTTGTTCTTTGCAATACGCTCTGGACACCCCGGCCCGTGGTTGAAGTCGTGAACTTCTGGTAGGGGGGTACTCCTGAAGCTGTCTCTAAGGAAAATAAGCAAGTCTTTTGTGAGTGATGGTTTTGTTGGAATTAACTTGCCTGACATGATCAATTCAAAACAGGAATCTCTTCTTTTGTCTGAATCTACAAGATTCAAAGCCAAATAGGGGAATGGCACAAGTTTGGCATGCAGTGGTGGGACTGAAATTACATCTTTGCCTGAAAGAGAAGAATTATACTCATCACGGAACGCCTCTACTGATGTCTCTATTTCTGTTTGTGTGACTTGTCTATACTTGCGAGATTTTGAAGCGACTCTGGCCTTAATTTTCTCACAGAGTGAATTGAAGAATTCAGATTCCTCTTTAATAGAGTGATTCAGATAAGAAAAGATACCAGTGGACTCTTTAAAAGACTTGAATTCTGCGTACGTATTAAAGGCTTCTTTCCAAAAACCTGCTGCCTCTTGTTCTATTTCGGTTACCTTTGGAAACACAAAAGGATCTTTTAATTCGTGTGATGTGCCCTCCATGTATGAATAAACTTGAGCGAAATCCAATCTGTTCGAACTTAGATAGATCATTATAGCGTTGAATCTTGATATAGCACTAGTCACATCATACAGCAAATGTGGGCTTAGAGACTCGTCTATTATGTTTTCTGCAAACCTGCAAACAAATGCCTTGACTTCGACTCGTATAGATGCAGACTCTAACATTTTGAAGAAGTGATAATATGAGATCTTTTCTGCGACCACCTGTGCAACGTTGCCATCAGTCAAAGACACATCTTCCACCTCAACTAGACGAACACCATCTGGGCACCGCGAGATTCTGACGATGTCGGGTGTTTTGAATAAATCTGTTCCTTCTGTGGGACAGGGAACTCCCAAGAAGCCAGATATGTGAACTATGGTGTTTCT